CTATTTAATTATTTTAGATTTAGAAGAAAGATATTCAGAAATAATTAGACAGGAAATTAATAAAAAAGGTCAAGTTACAAACTTGACCCAATTATATAGTGGTGATTTTGAAGAAATGATTAATTACTTTCTACACAGTGGACTAGATTTCTTAGACCAATTGTAAAATCTTATCAGAATAGTTTCTCTTTAAACATTCTAATTTATCCTCGGCTTCAGCTAATTTACTAAGAGCTTCGTCTGCATTTTTATAAAAATCTTCAGTTGAATGATCTCCGATTCCTGCAGGATGATTCCCTAATAAATTAAGGGACATTTTGGCTTTGGCGATCTCAGCTTCAGCCATTTTAGATAACATTTGATATAGTTCAGGGCTCATCTTATTAATTTATTTTAGTTATTCAAATTCATCTAATACAACATCATTAAGATCATCTAATGTTGCCATGATCTCATTTGACATTATCATATAATGTTTTTCTCCTTTGTAAGTTAATTCAGTTCCTGCAAATCTATTACATAGAACCAGGTCTCCAGGTTTAACAATCATTGGATTATGTGAAGTTCCATCTCCGCAAGCAATAACAGTTCCGATATTAGGACGCTTAACTGCTTTATCTGGAAGCATTATTCCAGAAGCTGTAGTTGTTTCTTTTTCTCTAGGTTTAATTAAAACTCTTTCGTATAGAGGTTTCATATTGTGTGTGGGTTATTTTTTAATTCATTAAATTTTCTAAAATTAAAATCTTTAAAATTTTCAGATTTAACGTTAGATATGCAAGATTCTTTTACTTCTAATGGAAAAAAATTAGAAGATAATCTTATTATCTTTACGTTGAACAAAAGATGCTTTCTTGTTTCTTCTAATTTATCTTTTTCATTAATTTTATTAAACTGACCTATTTTTTCCATTAGAAAAGAAATAAATTTATCGTCTAATTTATCTAGGAGATCAATAGATTTCTTTCCGTATTTGCTCTTTATTTCCTCTATTAATTTTAGGCTCTTAGTAGGAGTCATCTTATCCATTTTAGGAACATTATCTTTTTTATCTCCTCTAAAAATTTTATCGAAAATTTCAAAAACTGGATCAACTGTATACTGGACGTATTCTTTAGATTTTAATTTTGAAATAACTCTTTCAATTTTAGATTTGATAATATGAGATTCATTTAGAGAAAAGAAGTTGTCTTCCTCTTCTTCTGCTTTATCCGGAATAAACTCAGATGGGATAAACATTTTCTTATGTTTAGCCATTTGTTTAGGATAAATCAAGATGACATTCTTATTTTCTGAATTAGTCATTTGCCTAATATCTCCATCTACTGTGTAAATTAAAATATCATTTTTTATTTTTTCACATAGATAGGCAATAATGTCATCTCCTTCTGTTCCTTTTATTCTATAATAATTTACTCCACATCTATCAACAAGTGCTGGAATTACTTCTTTTTGAAAATAGTCAAAAAATAAATATGTTTGATCCTCTGGACTTCTTTTTCTATTCCCTTTATATTCAAATTCAGATGGAGCAAGATCAGTAACAAAATTATTATCTATAAAAAAGTTCCTGATATATTCCTTTCTCCAGCTTCTAGAATCGAAAACCATATGCACCCGATCGATTTCGTTTTCAACGGGTGCAATGATTGAGTGTAGATAATTTAGACAGAAATTTCTAAATTGAGTTTTTACTTGATCTTTTAAAATGAATTCGTTATCATTAAAAATATCATTGACATAATACTTTGATCCTATGCTCTTATCTTTAAAGAGCATTGATCTTATAACGCTCAATGATACGTTAAGATAAGCATTACCGTCGATTATTAAATCCATTTTAAAAATTTTACTTAATTTGAATTTCTTTTTATAGTTCTGATAGATTTAGAAATCAATTCAGATTCTTCAATTGTCAAAATTCCTTTAGATTGTGCATAATTACAACCTGCAATTAGAACAAAGATACTCTGATTGATGTCCATTTTTTCTAAAAATCTTTCATAATCTTCAACATTAGAATAAGAAATAGATCCAAGTAGAACATTTCTATCAGATTGAGGCTGCTCTTCTTGAGTTGTATTGACTTCCTCAGTTGCAGATTCAACTGTTTCAACCTGGTTTTTTACTTTTTTTGCTGTCATGTTATTTGGTTTTTTTAAAGATCTTTAAATAAAGAATCGTATTCATCTTCTTCTTCAATTTCAACCTCTGCTTTAGAAGAAACTAGAGGCTCTTCTTCAAAAGGAAGATCGTTGCTTGATTTAAATTCTAAATCATCGTCAATAGAAGGCTCAGATTTCTTTTTAGGGGAACTTGAAACTGCTCCTGAAAGTTTTTCTACAATTAAGCTTTTAACTTTTTCGTCTTTAGTTCTATCTAAAATCATATTTAGAATAGTTCTATTTGAAATTACTGAAATTGCAAATTCAGCTACTTTATTGCAAGTCTCATCAGTCCAAGATTGATTTAAATAATCATCAATTAAAGGAGTATTCTTTTTAAGGAATTCTTGAACCAGTTTAACTGATTTTTCGTTATTTTCAACGACCACAGATTTATCTCCAATTTTAAAGATAAAAGGAGTAACTTCATCCATAAACTTAGATTTGCTCCAATCTCTAAATGTTTTAGTTTTCTTACCCACTGCGCATAGGAAATCTTTTCCTTGTAATAGGTGATAAGGATTAACTGATTTTGAAGATTCAATTAATTCATCTTCTTCTGGGCTAATTTGAGCCTCAATCAATGAGTTAATTTGCGAAGAAAATTTGAACCATTTAATACTTCCTTCTAATTCAGGTCTCTGAGGATCTTTTTTAATATAGACTGGAGAGTAATGATTGTGCCATCTTGAGAAGTTTGCTTCAAGCTCTCTATGTAGTTCAGGCTCTTCATCTTTAATGCTTCTTATTACTCTTTCAATATCCCAAAGAATTGAAGGCTTTCCTTCATTTGAAGGACAATCTACCCAAAGGGTTTCCTTAGTTAAAGGATTATAGAATTTAGCAGAGTACTTCGTATATTTACTCATTGCTTTATCATGCACATACGGTAAAAATCTAAAAACTGATTTATACGAACCGTTGTGAGCGTTTGGATCCGGATTATAGATGTTCGGATCTGTCTTTTTTTCAGAGGAGCCATTTTTCTTAACAAATGCTTCTCCAGGTAAATCAAAAAAATCTGTCATAATTAAAGTTTTTTTTTGTTATTATTAATTTTTTACTTAAATTTTAAATAAAGTTTTAGTTTAATGAAAAAAAAAGGATAACTTTTAATTATCCTTTTTTGTTGGTTTTAGGTTTGGTTTATTTTCCTACGTTGTCTTTTAATTCTTTAGCTGAATTCTGAAGAGAAGCCATGTGGGATTTAATTGTTGGATGGTGAATAGCTTTTTTAATAGCTTGTAATCCCTTTTTAATTCTGCCACCTGCACTTTTAACTCCTTTATCGTAAAATTTAGAAACATCTCCACTTTGTTCTAATTCTAGAATAATTTTATCGATCTCTCCAAATACGGAATTTTTAGCTTCTTCAACTTGATTTTTGAATGATTGAAAATTGTTCATATTTTTTATTTTTAATATATTATACCGAATGGTAAATTAAAGGTTTTAAATAGAATTTATAATTGTTTGAACGATTTTATTATCTTCTGAGAATTCAGAGTCTGGAAAATTCTCAAGTGCATATTTTATCCAGATATGTAGAGTTTCTAAATATTCAGACTTTGATATTTTTCCAACTTCTAAAAATGGGTAGAGGTAATTATCAAATACTAGATCTAATGCTACTCCTTCTTCCTTTGATCTTGCATACATTCCCTCAACCATAGATTCAACCTCATCTTGAAGTTTAAAGTACAAATAGGATTGCTTTGAAGATTCACGATCGGGTCCTGATGAAGGCCGAGTGTTAAAAGGTTTTCTATTCCATCCAATCTGATCTAAATGATTAATCTCATGGGTGAATATATCATACAATCGATAATAAAGATCATCATAACTTTTTAACTCGGGGCTGACTATGCATATGACTACTATCTTAGGAACTATTTTTTCCTCTTTGTCTATTATCATTTTAGCATCTATTGCAAATCCAAATCTATTAAAATTTATAGATTCCCAGGATAATTTCTTAAAGTGAGGATCAGATTTTAAATCAGGATTAGGATCCTTTTTAACTATAAATTCGACATCAACAACGCATGGATCCTGGATTTGAATATTATCAACTTTAGAATATTTTCCAACTGTTTTTATTTTTTCGCAATAGAGTATAAATGCACTTGATAGTTTAACAACAAGTTCTTCAATTTTTCCAGAATTATCATTAGAATGTTCTAAGAATGATTTTATCATTTTTTCTTTGGAATTATTATAAACGTCACGTCTAAATCTTCAGTATATGGAGTTCCATCTTTTTGAGAGAATATAACTTCTATATTGTCTCTCTTTGCTCCCTTTTGAGTTGTAGAAACGGTGTTTTTAAATTTTTCTAAAAATTCTATATCATCAGGTGCAAGCTTATCTCTTTTTCCAGATATAAATTCTTTAATTGCTGTTCTTTTTACTTTTAATGCGCTATCTGCTAGTTCCTTTTCCTTTGATGATATAACATTAGACTCTAACCATTTATCTAGATCAGGTTCAGGCATTTCATAGGATTGATATATCTCATATGAACTTCCGTCTGGATATTTTTTAGATCCTCTATCCCCTTCTGGGATGAATATAAAATTATAAGATTTTTGAGGTGGAGGTGCCGCTCCTCCTGCTGCAGGATCTGCTGGCATTCCCATGTCCTGTTCTAAAATGTATTTAGAATAGCTTTTTAAGTATTTAAAATTTTTAGACATTTAAACGGCTTATTTTTATTATTTATCTAAAAAAGAAAGCCTTTAATTAATAAAGGCTTTAAAATTATTTATGATGTGGAAATTCTATCCGTCGCATGATATACAATCAGCCATTGCTGCTTTAGCTATATCTCCTCTAAGAACTGATTCAGTTCTCATATAATATAAGGTCTTTATTCCGATCTTCCAGGCTTCTAAATGAACCTGATTGATCCATTTTGGAGAAGCTTCTTTTGGAAACGCTAAATTTAAAGAAGCTGATTGATCTATATATTGTTGTCTGATTCCTGCTTGTTTTACTAAGTCTAACTGATTTAACTCCTTAAAAGTTTTAAAGACTTCTTTAAATTTGATGCAATCATCTTTTTGAAAATCAGTTAATTCATTATATTTATCTAAACCTATAAGACTTCCACCAATGAACCACCATTCGTCTAAAAAGTCTAGGTCTTGAACTGATCCTCCGTCTGCTAAAATTTTATCCCAAACTTCTTTGGTATTCTTTTTCATTTTTTTAAAGTATCTTTCAAGAGTTGGATTCTTTCTAATAAATGTGCCTTTAGCTGATTGCTCAGTCCAAACGTTAGAAGGCCAAGGTTCTATACCTGCTGAAACATTTCCAGCCAATTTAGAATTAGAAACAGTAGGAGCAATTGCTCTTAAGTGAGTATTTCTCATTCCAGTTCCAACACACCAAAGTGGTTCACCTAATTGTTCTGCTAAATCTCTAGAAGCTCTTTCAGATTCTATTTTCATTTGAGAAAATATTTTTCTTGTTTCATATTGGGCAGGAAGACCTTCAAAAGATATTCCTCGATCTTGAAGATAAGTATGCCATCCTAAAACTCCTAGGCCTAGGGCTCTTCCTTTTTCGGCAGATCTAATTGAATTTTCAAAACCTCTCATTCCTTTGGCTTTTTGAATAAATTCTTCTAGAACTCCATCTAAAAACCAAGTTGATGTGTAAATCAAATCAGTATCTTTCCATTCCTCATATTTAGCAAGATTAAGAGAGCTTAAGCAACATACAAAAGAATGAGATTCGTCGGTATGTAAAGTTATTTCAGAACAGATGTTTGTCATATAAACTTTTAATCCGTTTTGTTTATATGCCTCTGGATTCTGCTTATTTACGTTTCCTTTAAACATTATATAAGGTTCTCCTGTTTGTCTTCTCTTTTTAAGTAGAGCTGACCATCTCTGTCTAGCATCATCATCTCCCTGCTCCAGGCGTCTCATAAATTTATCTGAAACAATTACGCATTGATGCATGTTTAAGCATTGACGATTAATATCACCCTTAGGTTCTCTAATCTCTAGCCAATCCCAAAAATCATTATGTTCAATATTTATATTTACAGATGCTGCTCCTCTTCTAACTGATCCTTGATTGGTTGCTAGAATTGTTGAATCGTACATTTTAATAAATGGAACTACGCCGTCTGAGGTTCCATTACCCGTAATAGCAGACCCGGCAGGTCTAATTTGATTTACTCC